CTTGGCAAGGCTATTGAAAGCCATTTGTCATTAGAGAAACTTTTAGGGCACGATAAGGTGCCTATACCCAAAGATGATAAAGATACCGAAGGCTGGGCGCGTTTTTCAAAGGCTTTAGGCATACCCGACAAGGCAGAGCAATACGGATTACCTGACGCGGAAATTCCCGAAAGTATGAAAGGCATTACGTTTGATAAACAGAAATTCGCTGAGACTGTTCATTCGTTTAAGCTTACCCCCACGCAAGCTAAAGGTCTTTGGGGTGCATATACGGAAATGAGCAAACAGGCTTATGCAAAAGCAATGGAAACTCACAAGGCGGCAATGACGCAGACAATCAATCAACTGCGCGGAGAGTGGGGAGACGCTTATGAGGCTAACATTGACTTGGGGCAGACGGTTATAAACCAGTTTGCCGGAGACCAGGAGACTATGGATTTCTTAACCGCCGTTCTGGTTAAAGACCCGAGAGGAATTAAGTTTCTGTCAAAGATAGGAAACCAGTTTGCCGAGAATAAAATCGGTGATTTTAGTTATAAGAAATTTTCATTAAGCGGCGAGGATGCCCAGGCTGAAATAGATAAAATTTTGGCAGACCCGAAGCATCCTTACAACAACGAAAAGTCAACGGAGCAGGAAAGGACTCGTGCGATAGACCTAGTTAATTCCTATTATTCTGTAATTGCGAAAGCTAAAGGATAAGCTTAAAACGCCCCTTTAACTTTCTTCTTTGTGTTAGCAGACAATCTCTACGGAGACCTGCAAAAAGGTTTGCGAAGAGGTTGACCCCTTCTTAAAAGGGACAATCAATCTAAAGCAAAAGATTAGTTGTAACTTCTAAGGAGGGTTTTTTTATGGCAGACACACAGGCAACGATTTATGCGCAAGCGTATTCACGGAATATTATGCAACTTGCCCAGCAAAAATATTCCAAGTTGATTAACACGGTTTATATAAAGCCGAATGTTAATGGCAAAAACTTTTTTCAAGACCAGATAGGGCAATGGTCAATGGAAACGAAAGCCTCAAGGAACGCTGCTACACCGAACAATGACCCGACACTTGCCCGCAGAATGGGAACATTGGTTGATTATCACGATAATAGGATGCTTGACAGGGGAGATGAGTTAAGGACTATTTCTGACCCAAGAAGCGCCTATACAATCGCTGCCGCGCAGAGTTTAGGCAGAAAGATTGATGACGTGATAGTCGCTGCAATGCTCGGCACAGCTTACACAGGCGAAACAGGCGCGACTTCCGTTACTTTCAGTTCTTCGATGATAGTAGCCGCTACGACAACCGGTTTGACATTAGCCAAGGTTTTAAACGCCAAGAGGCTGCTTGATGACAACGATATTGAAATGGAAGACCGCTATTTTGTCGTGTCTCCGCAGGGATTAGAGGATTTGCTCGGAGTAACCGAAGCAACATCCGCCGATTACAACTCGGTTAAGGCTCTTGTTCGCGGCGATATTGACACCTGGCTCGGTTTTAAATGGATTACCTCAACAAGGCTTACGAATGTTGCTGCCCTTACAAGAAGCTGTATTGCTTATCACAAATACGCTCTTTGTTTGGCTATGGCAGCGCAGCCTATGGTCAGGACTGATGAAAGGACGGATTTAAGCTATTCCTGGCAGGTTTACTATGAGCTTAATATCGGCGGCGTCCGGCTTGAAGAGGAAAGAGTAGCACGAGTTGACATTAACGAGGCATAAGTAATTACGCTATAGGCGTAAAGGAGAATCATTATGGCAACATATTACGGAGATACAGTAGCGAAATATGACGCGGGCGGAAGCGGAGACAATTACATCTCGGACGGTTACATTAAAAGCGTTGAAAAGATTTGGATGTCGGCTATTACCATAGGCACTACAGCCCTCACAACGGCTGATACTGTGGTTATCGCAAGGATACCGCCTAACAAAAAGATTACTTCCGTTGAAGCCTTTTATCCGGCGTTGACTACGGAAAACGGTTTGACAGGAAGCACTCTCGCAATAGGTGTTATCGGAGACGTAGACAAATTTATTAACAACGTTGAAATAACCGTGCCGACAGCTCTTAGCAAGTATGCAGATAATACTACCTATGCTTGTATGAATAACGCTGACGGTATGGCGTATGTAACTACCGGCTCAACCACAACGGCGATTATCCTTTCAATAGGAAGAAAAGCGTCAGAAACCACATCTTGCACGATTAGAACAATCGTCCGTTACACGTAACCAATTTGGCAGGGGGAGAGAAATCTCCCTCTGCTTCTTTTAAGGGGTGTCTATGGCAATAAGCAAAACTGAAATATGCAATATGTCTTTAACCAGGTTAGGGGCTTCACCTATCACAAACATAGACGATGATAGCTCAAACGCCAGGGCGTTAAACAGGGTTTATGAAATAGCGTTACGAAGTATTTTAAGCGAGTGTCAATGGAATTTTGCTACAAAAAGAACGTTACCCGCCGAAGTTGATACTGACCTTGCCTGGTATGACAGCGGAGAAACTATCATTTACCAGCGTCCTTCCGATTGCATAAGGATATTCGGCACTAATGACGATGACGCTATATGGCGGGAAGAAGGGGAATATATTATCTCTGATACAAGCGGGCTTGGTTTACGCTACGTTTATTATCTTGACGCGCCGAGTAAATATTCAATATCTTTTATAGACGCTTTCGCTGACAGGCTCGCCGCTGACATAGCTTTTCTTATTTTAAATTCTTCAACTAAAGCGGAGGCAATGCTTGAGAAATATAAAAAAGTATCTTTGCCTAATGCGAGAAGCGAGAACGCGCAGACAGGGACACATCAATATTTAAAAGATGATGCTTGGGAGAGAGCTAAAACGCAAGACGGCGGAGTAACTTTTTAAATATGAGAGTTGACCCCATACAAACCAGCTTTGCCGGCGGGGAGTTAGGCCCTTCTTTATTCGGAAGGACAGATATAGCACAATATCAAAACGCCTGCGAAACAGTAGAAAACTTTATCTGCCGTCCATATGGCTCTGCAATATCAACCCCTGGGACTGAATTTATAAGAGAAACGAAATTATCCGCTTTAAGCACTAACTCAACTGTAAGGCTGATTAAATTCGTATTCAGCCGGACAGACGCTTATGTGATTGAGTTTGGCGTTGGATATTTTAGGTTTTTTACTGACGGCGCAGTGGTAGTTTCAACCGGCACAACTCCCTTTGAAGTAGCTCATACCTTTACCGAAAGCGAGTTATTTGACGTTCAATTCGCGCAGATAAATGATGTTATATATTTAGTCCACCCTGACCATAAGCCGCAGAAATTAACAAGACTTGCTTCAAATAGTTGGACACTTACAGATTTTGATTTTTTAGGCGGGCCGTTTTTAGATGATAACACGACCGCCACAACCATAAATGCAAGTGCCGTAACCGGAGCCATAACCCTTAGCTCATCAACCGCAATTTTTACGGTATCATCTGCCTCAACTCGCGGGCACGTAGGGACTTACTGGAAAATCGGCGCCGCCATAACAGACGCAAGCACGGGGTTAGCCGTTCAGGGATATATTAAAATTACGGCGGTTTCGGACACAAAGAATATATCAGCAACGGTAATTAAAAAATTGGCTGATACAGCACCCACTGCTGATTGGGCGGAGGGGGCGTGGAGTGATGTTAGGGGATGGCCTTCTTGTATAGTTTTCCACGAAAGGCGTCTTTATATGGCAAGGACAGATCATGAGCCTCAAAAGATATGGGGAAGCCAGCCATTTACTTATGATGAGTTTTCTATAGAGGCAAGTTATGACGATGACGCTTTAAACCTACAACTCGCCTCAAACGAAGCTAATGAAATTAAGTGGTTAGCTTCCGGCTCTGCTCTTATAGCGGGGACTTACGGCGGTGAGTTTATAGTTACCGGCAGCGATACTGACGGTATTACACCTTCAAGCGCACAAGCTAAGCAACAGACAAGTTGGGGAAGCGAGGCGATTATACCGAAGAAGATAGGAAACTTTTTTTATTATATACAGCGTTTCGGTAAAAAAATAAGGGAACTTTTTTATTTTTGGGATTTAGATACTTACAAATCTGTTGATAAAACTATATTCTCTCCGCATATAACAGGAGACGGTATCAGGGATATGGATTATCAGCAAAACCCTGAAACCATACTTTATTGCGTAACTACCGGAGGCACTTTATCAACCTTAACCAGAGAGATAGACCAAGAGGTTCAGGCGTGGAGCAGGCAAGTTACGGACGGATATTATGAGAGTGTTGCGGTAATTCCTTCGCAAGATGACGCTTATGATGAGGTTTGGGTTGTAGTCAAGCGGACAATCGGGGGAGCAACTAAACGCTTCATAGAACGCTTTAAAAATATAGAGGTGCCCGATAGGCAAGATATGTGTTGGTATGTGCATAGTGGATTACGCTATAACGCTTACGACCAGACCGCTTCTCCTACCGCTATTACTATTTCTTTAAACGCTACTGCGGGCAGTATCAGGATAACCGCTTCCGATATTTATTTTTCTGCCGGAGACGTGGGACAAAGGATAAGAGCAATAGACGCTGACGGTGTTATGCTGGGAGAGGCGAAGATAGACACCGTTTCAAGCTCAACCATTGTATTGGCTACTACAAAATATAACTTTTCTACAACCAGTTATGCCGCCGGACGCTGGGGTTTATCAGTCAGCGAAATATCAGGTTTAGACCATTTAGAAGCTAAGACTGTTGTTGTGTTGGCTGACGGTGGTTTAGATAAGCCAAATAAGACAGTATCAAGCGGAACGATAACCCTTGCTTATGATTATTTTGTAGTGCTTGCGGGATTGCCTTACAACCAAACTTTGCTTACTTTACCAATTGAGGCAGGTTCTGCAAGAGGCACGGCGCAAGGTAAAATTCAAAGGATAAACGCTGTATCATTTAAAGTCAACCGTTCTCATTTAGGATTTTTGACCGGAGGGGATGAAGGTAAACTTGAACAGATAAATTGGCGCGACCCAACAACTTTAATGGGAACACCTGAATTATTATATACCGGCGTTATACCGAATATCACTTTTAACGGTGATTATGTTTATGGTTCGCAAGTTATGATTAGGAATGAAGACCCCTTGCCGGTAGAGTTATTAAGCGTAATGCCTATACTGACCACGGAGGACAAATAATATGGCAATGGCAACAGCAATGTCGGCAGCGCTCGCACTTGCTTCGACTATAGCGAGCGCGTCCACTTCTTTGATGAGCGGGTTTTCGCAAAGTAATGAAGCCAAATACAACGCAGGGCTATATCAACAGCAAGCTGGGGTTATAGATACGCAGAAGGGGATTGAGGCAGGGCAATATGAAAGGGCTAAGCGACAACTTTCCGGCACAACCATAGCAAGAACGGCTAAAAGCGGATTGATGTTTTCTGGCTCTCCAGCGGCTGTTATGGTTGACAGCCTTTCCCAGCTTGAAATGGATAAACAGGTAGGGCAATACAATCTTGAAGTGCAGAAACGCTATTCTTTAGCCGGCGCGGATGTATATAACCGCAGGGCTTCTACTCTTAAAACACAAGGGTATATGAATGCGTTTTCTACTATTTTAAAAGGCGGTTTTGATTATAGTATGCGTTCAGGGTGGCTTACGCCCGGGACTGCGAATACAACAAATACTTTGACAAGAAGCTCAAGCGGATATGGAAGATTGGCTTACAGCCCAATGAATGCTTATACAAACCCATTTTCGGGGTATTAAGGAGGTAAATTTGCCAAATTTGCCAACGTATGATAGCCAACGAAACATAACCAGCCAGCCTGCCGCGCCTGTAAGGAATGAGGCTAAAGAACGGGCAGAGGTTGGAGTGCCGTTGATTGAGGCGGCCGCGGAGATACAACAGAAATGGCAAAATGCGGTAGATGTCGTTCAGGAAACAACCGCCCGCGCCAACTATGAAACAGAATTAAACGAAGTAATTAACAAAGCGAACAACGACCCTGAACATAATAATTCTGCCGCATATAAACAGGAGATAGAGAAGATAAAGGAAAGAAACCTCAAGGGCTTTCAGAATAAACTTGTAGAACAAAAAGTCGCTCTTGATTTTGATTTAGGCAACCGGCTTGCTAATTTGAAAATAGATAATATCTATAATAAAAAGTTAATTGATGTAGGAAGAGTAAGCGCGTTCAGGCTTATAGACTTAGAAAAAAGCAGATATATAAATGCGGTGGACGAACAGCAAAAAAATAGTAGTGCTGTCGCTATGAAATCTATCATTGACGAACAGGTAAAAGCCGGTCTTTTTAGCGCGGAAGAAGGCTACAAGCTTTATGAAAAATCAATCAAGGAAGCGCAGGAAGTTATAAAAGATAATGAGGATTTAAGGAAGAAACAG